CTGCTGTAACTTGATTAAATGTAACACTAGCTGATGTTGCTACGTCCTGACCAATAGCAAACGTAGTACCAGTAAGAGTGATACCTGTGCCACCAGAGTATACCGTTGTCTCAGCTACCTCTGAAAAAACAATATTAGTAGTACCAAATACGATTGTACCTGCAGTACTTAAAACGTCTAGGTGGCCTGCATTAGTAGCACCCTCTTTGATAAAGAAGGCGTCACCCTTTCCAAAGGCATCTGGGTCAGATGGTGCTGCAGTATCAGTATCTGTAGAACGTGTAAGTACCCACGCAGTAGATCCATCACCTACTGTCGTTACAGTATATACACCGTTCTGTGTTTGGGTTGTCTGATTAGCTACAAGTACACGGTCATTAAGTACCACGCTTACACTATCTATAACTAGTGCAGCATTTGTTCCTGCGTTAGTGAGTGTAGCACCTACACCAGATGAACCATTGTTATATGTAGCATTTAAGTTACTAGGATGCTCAGCACGTACAGGAGAGTGGTAGTGAATACCTGCAGAAGCAATGGTATCAACGTACTCTTTCGTAGCGGCCCCTAATGCAGCACTAGGATCAGCATTCAGTATAAGCGCACCTGTCATAGTGCCTCCAGAGCGCATTAAAGCCCCAGCAGCAGCTACATTAACTGCGTCTGTAACATCAGCATTTTGTTCTACTGTGTCTAGCTTTGTACCGTCTGTTGCAACGTCACGCCCATCAACAGTACCTGTTACAGTAATGTTATCGAAGGTAACGTTATCCTCTGCTAGTGCAGCATGTGCAGCAGGGTATGTCATAAAGACATCTTTAGAACCTGCAGAGAAGGTCTGAGCAGATGTGCCATTAGAGCCAGCTAAGACAGTAGTACGTGTAAGAGTATTACCTGTGTTCCACGTACCTAGCCCTACTTCCCATTCATCTGTACCAGAGGTAGTATGCACAATAGCGTAGTAAGTAGTATCACCATTAGTCATGTAGGACTGAAAAGTATCAAAAGTAGCAGATGCACCACCTAGTGTGATAGCTCCTGTACCTGTAGAGTTTGTACTCTCTTTGACACGATCTTTGATGATAAACGCCATTGTGCAATAACCTTATAGTTTATATTAGCTGATACGGATTACAGCATTAGAAGCGTCTGCTGTTGGGAATACAACAGTGAAGTCACCACTTGTAGAAGTAACGGTACTACCAAAGTTAAATACTGCAATAGCTTTGTTGCCTTGTGATGTGTTGTAGATAATAGCACCGTCTGCTGAAATAGTTAGGTTAGTGAAAACCTCATCAGCGAAGTCAACAAAAGCCGTGTTACCTGAAAGCGTAATAGTTGCAGAGTCTAACTCTTGGCCTGTAGCTGTGTAGTTTGTACCTACAGCCTCATCTGTGTTGCCTGTGATGTCTGAGTAGTTAGTAGTAGCAGCACCGTAAGTACCACTAGGAGATTCCTTGATAAGCGCCACTTTGAGTGTATCTGTATCCAAGTCGTGAACACCCCCAAGAAGCTCTTGCTTGAAGCTGTTGCACATTGCAGTTGTAATAGCCATCTTGAGATGTCCTTATGTGAATGAAAAGCACAAAGGGGCCAGCATATAGCCAGCCCCTAAGCATAACATCAATTAAGCAGCGTTGTATGCTGCAGTGACCAACGCTTGTGGGCGCAGAATTTTGCGACCGTAAAGGTGCATACCGCGCACGATGTCAGCGAATGAATCTGGATCACGATAGTTTTCCACGTTGTTGATCTGCTCTGCAGAAGCAACAGCATCATCCTGACCACCCAAGATAACACCAAAGTTGGCATCTTGAGCCAAAGCACCAGAAGTGCCAGCGCCAGTACCCTTAGCAGGTAATGCGTTTGAAACATATACACGGAAGCCGTGCAAGTTGTTCAACACAAGACCGTTTTGCAAGCCAGCACCACCATAATCGGCGTTCAACATGCGACTGTCTTCGTCTTTGAGCATCTCTACGAACACAGGGTCAACAACCAGCCATCTTCCTCGTGACTCAACGTTAGCTGTGTCCATCTGACGAGCCATACGCGCAATAACAGTCAAAGGTGAGACAGTTGCGGTTGACAAGGCAGTTGCACCAGGTAAACGTGGGGCCAATGGAATTGAGTCACCAGTTGCGTAGGCTGTTGAGGCTGAGTCAGCAGAACCTAATGAACCAAAGTCAGTAGCGTCCAAGTGATTCACTTTCAAGAATTCACCATCAAGCTCACCGGCTGTTGGATGCTGTGCATCACCAGATGTAGCTGTAATAAGTGCACCTGCAGAGGTGAAACCAGACATGTATGACAGTACGTCTGTATCCATTGAGTCAGCCATTTTATAAGCTGCACGATCAGATGCTAAACGAACAAAGTCTACATTGGCGAATTGCTCTTCAATGTCATCCATCTTGAAGGCAAAGTAGTTTGCTTTGTCGATGGTCAATGAAAAGTCAGAGTCATCAAGCTTCTCAACAGAGATGTTTGTATGACGTTGCAGAGCGTTGACGGTTACGTCTGGCTCTTTTTGAATGCGAACAGTGTCGCCTTGGTTTGCAATCTCACCAAAATATGAGTTGTTGGTAATTGCGTTAGTGACAGCAGAACGCCGTAGAGCAATCTGTGCCTGTTTTGAGTAGATAATCGGAGAGAAGTTTCCGTTAAATCCACCTGATGCGGATGTAATAGCCATAATGGTTTCCTTTCAATGATATGGCGTTGATAGTAACACTATACCCACTTGAAAGAGGCCTTCTGTAGTAGGGTAGTCAGCTTTGCTTTAGAGATGCCTCTCTGTAAGCGCTGGGCCTATACGTCAGGGTGAGTCTTATATTTGTGGCGATTGTGCTTTTCATAAAGCATACACACACTTTAATATATGTGTATATGCTATAGTTTTATCTATGATAATGTTATTGTCAACTACTTCTTTGACATATCATAAATAAATTTTCCAGAGCGCTGAGCATCTAAGATCTCTTCCATGCGCTTCTCGTATTCTTTGATAGACATTTTAGCTACCATAGACTCACTAATATAGTTAGATGAATCATCTGGGTTAGGTGTAGATACCTTCTTAGCTTTTACAGAAGAAGCAGCATTCTTATCACTGCTAGACTGCTTCATTGTCTTGATGCCTTTATCTACCTTGTAGAGATCTAATACACGAGCTACTGATTTAGCGTCGTCTGTGTTCTCATACAAAGCATCCTGTACCCATTTAGGCTGTTCTTCTGCCCATGTATGGAATGCATCATCTTCGCGGATCTGTGCGAAGTCAGGGTGTATGTTAAGTAGCTCTACCTCTGCCTTTTCTTTCTTAGCTTGTGTACGCATACTTTCTATTTCTTGTAAGCGACTATCTAGATCAGAAGCACGTTCATTAGCCTTCTTATCCGCAATAGCTTCAATGATACCGGCTACGTCAGGGTACTTCTTAGTCCAAGCATCAATCTCTTCTTCTGACTTAGGTAGTACAAGCTCATTCTTAGCAGCTAAGTCTAGTTGACCCTTTAGCTTATCTAACTCCGCTTTATATTCTGCATCTTTTTCTTGCATGTACTTACGAATATCAGAGTATCGCTTTTTAAAGCTCTTCTCTTCTGCACTCAGATCAGCATCATCCTTTGCGGGTGCTTCTGCTTCCTCTGAGGCTTCTTCTTGTTTGGTATCACTTTTTGTCTGTACTTCGGGTTCGACAGACTCTGAGCTACTGGGTTCCTCTTGAGTAGCTTCTTCTGTTGAGGCTTCTTGCTCTGCATCGTCCTGTTTTATGCCAGCATCTTTTAAAAGCTGAGCTAACTCCTGTTCATCTCTCTGTACACGAGACATATTACGCATGTGTGATGCAGATTCAACTGCAATAGTTTGGGCTTCCGACATTTCTTACTCCTTTATGTTGGGGCCAGCCTAAGCTGGGTAGCCTTATAGTTATTTATTGTCGTTTAGTTATTATTTCTTTTTCTTACCCATTAAGCCGCCTTTTGATAACCCAGATATACCATAAGATTGATCTAATGCTGCACCGCCTTTTTTCTCTGTAGAAGATAAGCCAGATGTTTTCTCTTTGGCTTTTTTAGTGGCTTTTGCTGCTGCTGCTTTTGCGACTTCTGCACCTGATGGGCCGGGATCTCTGTTACCTGTAGGTTTAGCAGGTTTATGTTCAGATAAGCTCTTCTTTGACTTTGTTCCTGTACCACCTGTACGTCTTGAACCATGAAAACTATCACTTAATGCTGGACCTTCATAGCTATCATCAAACTGATCTCCTAGCCATGTATCAAAGAAGTCAACTTTTCCATCATTATTCATGTCATTAAGAATACCGCCGCCGCCTAATACACCGCCACCGCCAAGAATACCCTGACCCTCATCTTTTCCGCGTCTAGTTACACCATCAAATAGCTTTTGTATCTTAGCTTTTTGTGCATCATCATCTGTTGCTCTGTAGCGTTTTTCTAGCTCTCTAGCTACTGCAAAACCTGTGGCACGTTTACCTATTTGTGCTATAAGTCCTACAGGACCAGCAAAGGTACTAAGACCAGCAAAAGCTTTGTTTACCTTTGGGCTACCTAAATTAGTAGCTAACTTAAAAAGATCTTCATCTTCATAATCTTCAAACTGTTTTGCTGCTTTATTAACGTTCTCTAACTCTCGATTGGCTTTATTTTGCTCTTCATTTGCTCTAATGTTAGTGGACTCACCTGTTTCAGGGTTTTGCACAGTTATCTCTGGCGATTTATAATTCTCAGATACAACATAACCTGCGTCAATCATAGCTTGGGCTGCTGCATCTGGTTTTCCATCAACAAAGCGCAAGGAAAATGCCGCCCCTGTTTTTGGGTCACGGTATTCTCTATACTCGATATTGTCAGCCATAAAGTTTGTTTCAAATATAGAAGAAACGTCAGGTATAGCAGGTGTAGTTACGTCTCCACCCTCATTGTAGCCTTTTAAGTACCCACCGTCCTTCATATTGACCATAGGCTGATCTTCTGCGACTGTCTGTAGCTCAGAGATGTCAAACGGGAAGTCTTCATCCTCTGGCTCAACCATTTCCATACCCTCTGGGGGTATTGGCTCACCACCGATACGACCATTAGCTTCCATCTCAGCAAAGCCTTCTTTGGCTTGTGTACGTAGGTCTTCAAAGAATTTAACACCATAGAAGCGTACAACATCAGCAGGTACAACATACTCGCCTTCACTTAGTTGTGCAGGTATATCATCCCGTACCTCTTCGGGTAGTGAGCCTGTAGGTACTTCATTACCTGATACAGGATCTACATCTTCTACTGATCCACCAAGCGCAAAGGCCATTTGAGTCTGTTCTTCCATAGCCATTCCACCTTCGTTAAAATTTGCTTTAACACCTGTGACTTTATTCTCAAACTCAAATCTAGGGTCATCAGGAGTTGTCTTTTTTGCCTTTTTAGCAAATACTAATGGGCCTACTTGCATTACTTGCTCAGCAGAAACAACAGGCATACCATCAGCTTTATCATAGAAGTATGAAGCTCTATAAGGATTCATACCTACCTGTACCCACTCAGGATCATCAAACAGATTTTCTACTGTTTTATAAACCTCTTCTGGGTCCATATTCTGCCACTCACCCTGCATTCTAGCAATAGTAGTTTTTGCTGAACCTGTAGCAATCTTTGAAGCTGCTAATGGGTTAGAGGTGAAGCTTACATTATTAAGCACAGCAGACTGTCCATAACCTACGGTTTTACCATCTTTTACAGAGCCATCATGTAAAGATACAACCCAAGTGTCTGAATTATTATAAGCAGGTATATCTAACCTAGAAGAAATAGGTGTACCATCTTTAATACTCTTATTTACTCCTAAAACACCCTTCTTTGTTTTCCTTGGGTCTGTAGCGTGTAAAGACTTTACAACCTCTTCTTTTGTTGGAAACTTTGGCATCTCCGTAATAGGCTTGATAGGTTGTCTCTCATCTGAGAGCTTTCTAAACTCTTCTGATGTTATTTTACCCTCACGAAGATTGGTAGCTGCAGCAGCCATTTCATCGTCTGGTGGTATTCTAAACTTATCTTTTGCGTAGTTTTCTGCCTTCCAATCAGCTAGGTCTTTTTCGGAAAAACCTAAATCATCTACAGCGTCAGAAGTAGCATCTAAAGTAAGTGGTCTAGGTTTTGAGGGTACATCTCCCGTACCTTTATATATAGTACCGTCTGGCATTTGTATATCTAGGCTACTAGGGTCTGCTTTAGGATTAATCCTATAAGGCAATTTAATGTCTAGAGTAGCAAGGTTTTTTCTTAAATCAGAATTGCTTACATTACCCATTGCCCATTCATCAATCATATCTTCCATTTTAAGAGTAAGATCATAGTCATACTCTACATCAAATGGGTCTTTAGGTTTTAACCTAATATTACCACCCATACTGCCTAGTGCATCGGGGTCAAACTCAACACGCTTTACAGTCTCTGCAGCCTTTTTAGCACCAGCCCTTATCGCATTAGCTGCAGCATCACCCAATCCCGGAACAAGCCCTACAAGAGCAGCCCCGCCCAGTGCACCCGCGAGAAAGTAATTAGGATCTTCTTTGTTTAATTCATCATATACTTCTTTAGCTGCCATAGCATCGCCAATTACAGGTGTAGCTGATGCAATAAAAGTAGCAGCGTCTCTAAAGGATAAGTCAGTATTGACTTGTGGGGCATCTTCAACAGCTTTAGCAGACTCTGCTGCAAAACCTAGTGCCTCATCAGTCTGCTTACTTACTAAATCCATTGACTGTCTCCCTAAGTAGCTTTAATCGTCTAAGCACACTAATGGCACCCTGTGCTCTGTGTACCTCTACAGGTGTATCCGCATTTTCAATGATTCTATGCTGTATAGTGACTAGATCATCTATGTGTGCATAAAATTCTTCGATAGCTTGCTTGTTATTTACAAACTGTTTAAGCGACATTGCCAGTAAACCCTTGTTCATCTGGGGTAGGGGCTGTTCCTATACCCATCTGTGAACCACCACCACCAGACGTATCAGCTACGCCCTGTGGGCCTTGTCCTTGAGGTGGAGCACCCTCTGGTGCTGCAACACCTTCTGGTCCTGCAGGGGGCTGTGCAGGTTGCTGAAAGCCCTTCAAGATCTCCGCTTGAATAGCCGCATCCTGCATGGAGTTAGTAACCTTATCTGGATCAAGATCCATAGACTTAGCAATCTCACGAATAATGTAGTCCATCTTAGCAAAAGGTGCCAATACTGGGTTCTGTGCTACTTGCAAGAATTGCATCAAACGCTGTGACCTTACTTCATTAGCCATCAAGCTTTCTGTACCAGACGCACGTACCTCTAAGTCACCCTTGATTGTCTCATCAAAATCAAACTGCATATTAAACGCAAAGAATGCCTTACCTAGAGGGCGAATCAAATAGTCATCCACGTTCTTTACTACAGTACGGATAGAGCCGTTGGCAGCAGACATAAGCATACTAATACCAGAAGCAGTACGACCCACTCCAGACACGCCTGTCTGACCGTGAGCAAAAGAAGGGAAACCAGTGCTTTCATCCGCTAAAACTCTTGCCTTATCAAACAGTTGCATATTCTCTTGTGCTACATTAGGAAACTTGGTGCCAAAGATGCTCTGCCCCATTGCACCCCCCTGACGCCTAAACACTTTTCCGGGATACACAGATAAGTCTTGGCCCGGAACCATGTTTGTTTCATCAACTTCAATGATCAAGTTTCCACTCAATGCAGCATTATCAATAGCCATACGCATAAAGCCATTCATAAGTGTTTGAGTATCGTCCATATTCTCTGCAATACCTACACCAAAGAAGCTGTAGGGGTTATGCTCATAGGGGGTAGCATAGTAAGGTATACGTGATGGCTTGAACGGGTTTAATACCATACGCAGTACTTCACCATTACAGATCCACACGTTAGCACTTACTTCATCTAAGTCTTTCATAGAAGTAGGTATCTTAATACCGTGCTCTTCTAAAATAGCAGTGTCTACAAAGCCCCAAAACTCTAACACTTCCCAACGCTCAGACTCAGCATGAACCTGATTGTCTTCCATAGTCATTTCCCAGTGCTTCTGCACATAGTCTGGGCCTTTAGCTACTGCCATATCAATAGCATCATCCATAAAGTATGGGCGTGTCTTGAGGGAGCGTAGCTGTGTACGTGACATCTTGTGACGCTCAATAGTGTACTCAGCATCATCCATAGACGTAGCTTCTGGGTCAGGGTAGAAATTCCACACACTTACGTGGTTGCACTCAGGTACAGTCTTTATAAGAGGATCATACTCACCTTGATCATTCCAGTTAGGGTACTCTTTATCTACAGCAAATGGGCCTTTCATAACACCCATACCAAGTAGAGCCATCTCAAATGCCATAGAGCGTAAATGCAAAGAAGCGCCAGACTCATTTAGCTGGTCATGGATCTTCTTTTCCATTCGTTTAGCTGCAACCATAGCAGGGTGAAATGTAACGGTGGTAGGCGTTGTGCCATCACCTTCAACAACCTTTTCTGATACGGATGCTAACTTGTCGCTGAGTGGCCCTAAACGTTGCTTTAGATCTGCTAACGTCTCTCCGGGTTTTAACTTCTCAGTACCGTCAAGTAAGTAGGGCCGTGAAGGCTTGTCTTGTGTTACACTTTTAAGTGCTTCACCTGCTGCTGCGGCATTAGGGTCAATGTTGATGTGTACTGATTCAGCAACACCATCTGGTAAAATAGATGGATCTACTGACATAGGAAACTTATTGTTACCAAACAAAACGTCAACAATCTGCCCATATGCAGCTAAGGTCTTAGTCTTCGTGACTTTAACAAATACACGAGACTTTTCTGTGTCCGTAAACTTTACGTCAGGCCCATACAAACCACGATAGTTGCGGTAAGCACGTAGCCATCTATCTTCGTCACTTCTGCGAGCATCTTCTGCCCTGCTAAAGCGTTCATCAACAAAGGATACAATACTAGATTTAGCTTCAAAGATGCTATCCTCTGCGTCCTCTGCAGCTACAACTTCGTCTGTATCAAAGGTTACTTCGTCAATATCTGCCATGTTTTAGTATCCAAATGTTGTGTCTTGTGCTTGAAAGCCCTGATTTGGTTTGTCAGGCGTGAAATCCCATATACTTCTACTACGGGGTCTTGTCATAACGCCATAGCGTAGGGCATCATATAGGTGGTCTTCTGCTTTAGTGTCTACATCCTCTGGGTTCTTTTTATCTAGAGGAATAATAGGTATTTGGGATAAGGTGTTAATACAGTTACTCATAAAAGCAAGTCTTGGTTTCTCAGTAAACTCATCTACCTGCAGACGCCTGTGTATTTCGTTCTTACCAGCTACACGAGAGCCTCTAGATCTATCAGAAGGACGCCAACGGCAACCCTTCATGTTCATCTGTTCAGCCAGTGATGGCCCAGTATCACCACGGTTATGCCATAAACTAGAATCCAAAACACCATATCGCATACCACCATCATTAGCTTCCGCTTCCAGTATCATATCAGCTAAATCAGAAGCTGTAACTTTAGAACAATAAAGCTCCCTGTAGACGATAAGCTGTTCGTCGGGAGCGACAGTAAACCATAAAACTCCTGTATAACTACCGTAGCCGTAGTCGCAAGCTCTAAACTTAACCCAGTTGTCTGGGATTTCAAAAGGGTCAATGACATGAATGGATCTATTAAACTCTGGGAAAGCTGCTCCTTCATTGACATCCCAATTACCCTCTAACAGTTGTTTTCTTTGGTGCTCTGGTAAAGACAAAAGCATAGCTTCGTAGTCACCAGTATCAGCTAAGTAAGGATTGTCAAACAGACTAGCAGGTATAAACCTACGCTTAAACAGAGGTTGACCCTCTTTGCTGTGACCTCTAGGGAATGTAATAGTATCCCCTGTTTCTATGTTAGTTGCCCAAAAAGGCTTATTAGATGGTGCAGGATCAATAAACATCTTTTTAACCCAAGCATGACCACTACCACCTGGGTTTGTAGTAGCACGAATGTACAAGCCTAAGTCCGTACTGTGGGCAGATCTCAATCGACTCCTCATGTAATCAAACGCATAAGGTGTAGGCCACTGAGTTAGCTCGTCGAATCCGATCCAGTTAAACGCCTGACCTTGGTAACGAGTAACGTCCATATCTTTATCAAGATACGACATCCAGAGCCTACCACCTTTCGGAGTAGTCCACTGACTTTTACGCTCAGACCACTTAATGCCCGGAACAGCTTTAGGATAAAGCTCTTGGCTTTTTTGAATAAGCTCACGTAATTCCTCCGTAGTATGTCGTACAAGTAACCCACTAAAGTTTGGATCATTTAAACCATGTAAAGGGTCAGCAAGCATTGCGTAACTCTTACCACCACCTGCTGCACCGCCGTATAGTACCTCACGTTCAGATGCGCTTAGAAAGTCTGTCTGAGGGCCGGGATTAGGCTTGAACACTACGTCCTGTGCAGCCTCAACGTCAAACTCTGCAGGTGCTACTTGTGCAGGTACAGTCTCTTTCGGGGCGATAACTATATTATCACTCTTCTGAGTACGCTCCGATACAGCCTTTTTCGAGCCTCTCGATTTCGGATAACGCCGTTTCGAGCCGCTTGGCAAGGTTCCGTTTAATTGTAGCAGCTTTTTTACGTCTTCGCTCAATATCTATTCTCTGTCTAAGACCTGCATGTGATATGCTACGTCCAGTTTGTTTTGTGAGCCAATTAGCTACATCTCTGTAACTATACTGTTGAAGATGCCGCTTTGCAAGCTCTAAGGCTTCTAACTCAAGCGGTATAGGCTGTAACAAATTTTCATTGTCAGGGTGTATTGAATAACCAAAAGGCGGCTTCTTAGTTAGCTTGGCTATAACGTGCCACTCTCTCTCTTTACCGCGTTTTGGTTTAGGTAGCTCCCAATACTCTAAGTCTCTGCTTATGTGCTTTGGTCTTACTATTCGTTATTACCTTCTTTTGGTGGTAAATAAAAGAC